GAGTAGATCTTACACACACCTAACTAACCACTACTAAAAAACCCCCAAAAAACCCAAAAAAAAACTTTTTTTTTATTATTTTACATTTTTTTACTTTTTACCACTTATCTCTTTTTTTTTCTACTTACCCCTCTTCTTTATAAATTAACTAAATATTATTAAAAAAAATATTTAATATAACTATTTAATATATTTAGAAGTTAATATAAAATATGGAATGCATTATTTGTTTAACTGATATTAGTGGAAGCAATTATATACAACTTGAATGTTGCAAAGAAAAATTACATATTGAATGTTTACATGAATGGATAAAAACAAACCATAAAAAAAATTCAGATATTAAATTATGTATATATTGTAAAAGTAATAATAATTTAATAAATGATATAGTAAATGAAATAAATTATAATAATCAAGAACATTATTGTAATGAAGAAAATACAGACATTGAATCTAATGATAATAGAGAAAATATAAATGAATGTAATAAATTTAATAAAACATGTAGGAATTGTATTGTTTTATCTGGTTCCTCATTACTAATTTTAACTATAGTATTAGTTATATTATTATTATAAATATATGCAAATTCATATATATATAATATTATTAGTTATTTTTTATTTATTTTGCACGTGTAACACCCGCAACGCGACCAGGTTTTTCTTCGCGCGGCTTTAAAGAATCTTTATTTTTAAAACGTGTCTCACACATTAGATCGTTCTTCATGATACCACTAATATTTACAGCGTGTTGTTCATGATTTTTTTCTGCTATTTGTTGAATGTTAAAATTTACATATTCCCCTTGAACTAAATACTTATATAAGTTTCCATTAATGCAAATAGATGAATGATGTGCAAAAATATCTTTATCTTTAAACTCTGATTCATCTAATACTGTAATAAAACCATATCCAGATTTATTATTAAACCATTTTACTTTTCCAGTATAAACTACTGTTTCACCACTCATTGTACTTTATAATTATTATTCAATAAAAAGCTTTAAGTTATTTTTAAAAATATAAATATATTAAATGTATCTATATGTATGCAATTATAAAAAATGTTGTAATAAACAGGTAATTTTTAAATATTGTAAAAAACATTATAAAATATTTTATAATAAATATGCTTTAATAATTCAAAAAAATTATTTAAGATATAAAACAAATAAAAAATTAAAAAATATATATATAAAATTACCCTATGATATACAATGCAAAATAGATTTTTTTATTAATCAAGATCGCAATTACAAACAATATAAACAATTAATTACAAAAATAATTAATAAAAAAATTATTAAATATTTTTTTTATTATAATTTCCAAGCAATATTTACAATAGAAGATTTATCTTATCACTATTATTTAATAAATAAATACTCTAGAATTATAAATTTTAACATATTAAAATATTTTTATACTTTACAATTCGATATTTTAAAGTTATTATTTTTTATATTAGACCAAGATATAATTAGTACATTAAATTATCTTGATAATTTTAATAATCAAATGTCATTTATTAATTACATAAATTTTAAAAATATTAATAATAATAATATTATGGATTGTATTATGAATATATATAAATTTAAAAATACATATGAAAATCTACATTACTCTTTTATTAAACTAGAAATTAAATCATAATTTGGTATTTGATAATATGATAATCTATACAATATATTATTAATTTTTATTAAATTATTTACATTAAAATTAATAATATTTGTATTTAAATATTTATCATCGATCTTAGAACCGCAAAAATTTCTCTCCGAGTCCTCATTAATAAGTAAATAAATTATAATATAAAAACATGAAATCAAATCATCTCTCCTTGATGGTTGATTTAAGTTTAATATATTAGTACTAATAAAATTATAACTGCCGATAATATTTGTCAGTTTTTTATTTTCAATATGTTTTTTATCAATTATATAAATTATAGAAAGCCCAAAATCAATTATGATTGGCTCTAAATTTTTAGTAACACAAATATTTGTAGGTTTTAAATCTCTATGTAAAATAAATAAATTATGAATATTTTTAATAGCTGTTATGATCTTTAATAAAATATTTTTTACTATTTTTAAATAAGATTCAGATGTATAATATCGTAATTTTAATTCAGGTAATGTTGTTTTATAATATTCTATAATTAAATAATTATTAAACTCATCGGAATAATAATCTAATATTTTAGCTATATTTTTTAAATTCATTAATTTTAAATAAATTGAAATTTCATTTAAAAGAGTATTATATTTTTTATTTTCTTTTTTAAGAATACATTCATTGTTATTATAATCTATAATAAAAATATTACTAAATCCACCACTTGTTAATGATTGTTTTATATTAACTTTTCTTATCATTTTTATAATTAATATTATATTTAAACTATTTTAATATCATTTCTTTGTATATTTTTTGAAATAAAAAATCACGACAATTACATAAAAGATTTATATGAGAAACATATGAATAATTTAATATCAATGAATTATCTAGAAATTTTATTTTATATATCCATTTATATGGAATATTTATAATATTTCCAGAAACTAATTTTATTTTTTTATAGGGTACATTTTTTTCGCTTAATTCTTTTTCATTTATTTTTGTAAAATATGACATTGTTTTCATATTCACTTTAAAATCAAAATTATTTATAAATTTGGGAGAAATTAATATTATTTCTATACTACCTTGTTCTATTTGTAATATATTTCTATCATAAATATCATAATGATAATTAAGTGTTGAATTTTTATTAGCCATAATTATATTATAATTACAAAAGACACTCGAAAGTGGTTTTATAGAAAAGTCGTTACTTTCAAATAATTTATAAAACTTATTATCACTATTTATATTATTAAAACTTAAATAAGAATTTGAAATATCTTTATTAAATAAATTATTTATATTCTCATATTTTATTTTATTATTTTTATAATTATCTATATCTAATACATAATTATTTTTTTCTAAATAATTCAATATATTTGATGAATTTATAGATAAATCATAGATAATTAGTGGATTTTTAATTCTACAAATTTCATTAAAATTTAATTTGTTAGTAAAATACATTTCATTAATATTTAAATTATCGCTTAATTCTAAAAATTCATTTACATTTAAATATATTATCAAAACAATTAAAAATATTAATATATTAATTATAATTTTCATTAAAATAAACTACTAATATTTTTAATAAAATCAAACATAATTATTTTATTTTATTTCAACTGCTTCACTTTCAGTTACTTCAGTCTCAAAATCCAACGAATTTTTTTTCTTATTTTTTTTTTGTTTTTTTTCTTCTATTACTTCTTCTTTTACCTCCTCTTTTAATTTTTTATCCACCTCAATATTTTCTAAAATCTTTTGATTTAAGCTACTTATAATATCAACAGTGTCTTTATCACTTACATAATTTAAACAAATATCAATATTGTCATTTGAAATATCATTTTCAGATTCTACTTCTACTGTTTTTGATTGTTCTTTTATATAATCTATATCTAAAATATTATCTAAATTTTCTTCTTCTGTAGAATTTATTATATTTATATTTGTATTATTCATATTTGATATTAATTTTTCTAATAAATCATCACTGTTATTATTTAATTGATTATAAAATTCTTCCAGGCGATCATCTTTATCTTGTTCTTTATTTATATCCTCAACTTTTTTATTTAAATCACTAATTATTTTATGATTATCAATAATATCGGATTGATTTTTTATTAACATCATTTTAAAAGTATCCAACTCTTTTAACTCTTCTTTTAAATTACTATAATTTTCATATAGTTCAGTTAATTTATCTTCTAACGGCTTTAATATACTAGATAAATTATTAATTTTATTATCTAATGCTTCTTTCATATTTAAAATATCAATATTATTTTCTGATACTCCAGTGCTTTCTGTTAATCTAGTATTAGAGATAGCATTAGCATATGATTCTCTTGATGATAATTCATTATTTTCCATTAATGCCGCTTCTAATTTTTTAATTCTGAGTTCATGTAATTGTAATAATTGAACAGGTGTGAATTTAGGTTTAGTTTCGGGCTCAGGCTCAACTTGTGCATTTCCAACTGTTGGTGGTTGATTTAAATTTGCACGCCGGCGTTTTGCAGAAGCAAGTGCTGATGAGGTACTCATTATATTTAATACTATATAATACTATTTAAGTAGTTATTTGCGCATATTTAAATTGATAGTATTATGATAATTATAATTAGTTAATTTAAAATCATTTACATTATAATCATCTATGCTATTATGTTTATTTATTACTTCAAAATTTGGAAATTCAAATGGTTTTCTTGACATTAATTCTTTTAATCCACTAACATGATCATCATAAATATGTACATTTCCCAATGAATAAATAAATTCATACGGCACTAGATCGCAATGTTTTGCAATTATATATGTTAGCATTGAATATGATGCAATATTAAATGGAACACCGAGTCCTATATCACCGCTTCTTTGATATAAATGACATGATAATTTATTTTCACCACTAACATTAAACTGACATAAAATATGACAAGGAGGAAGAGCCATTTTGTCAAGTTGACATGGATTCCATGCAGTTAAAATTAATCTTCGTGATTTTCTTTGTATCGGATCCTTTAAGCAATCTATTATATATTGTAATTGATCTATTCCACTATTTGTATAATCAGCATTACAATCAATATAATTAGCGTTAAAATGGCGCCATTGAAATCCATAAATTGGACCGAGTTCACCATCTACATAATCAAGGCCTCTTGTTTTCAAATAATCCGGGTCAGAGTTTCCATCCCATATATGTACTCCTTGATTATTTAAAATATTATTATTTGTATTTCCATTTATAAAAAATAAAAGTTCTTTTAAACATGTTTTCCATGCTAATTTTTTTGTCGTAAGAAATGGAATCTTATTATTTTCCAATGAAAACTGCATTATAGTACCAAAAATACTATATGTATTTCCATTTCTACCAATATAAATTTCATCATTCAATAAAACATCATTAATTAAATTAATATATTGATTTTCTTCATGTTCATAATTATTAATTACTTTATTGCTTTTTAAAATACGTTTTAACATTATTTATTAATATAAATAATAAATAAATTTTAAATATATAATTTATATAATTTATTTCTTTATATAAATCATAAATGGCAACTGCCGCCGAAACAACTATTTCAAATTTAGAAGGAGGAAATATTAGCGCAAATGGCTTTTTTAATCATGTTTTCAATTTTGATAATGAAAATAAAGCAATACTTATGAACTCTTTTCAATATTTATTTATAGCATTAATTCCTGTTGTATTAGTTTTAAAATTAATTAAATACTATATTCCAGAAGAAGACAGTGATAAGCCATCTTTAGAAATTTCTTTTGAAATTTTATTACAGTTATTTATTATTGTATTTTTTATTTATTTATTAGATAAAATAATTAGATATTTTCCAACATTTAGTAAAATAAATTATATGGATATGAATATTATTAATATTATTCTTCCAACTCTAATAATTATGTTAACTATGCAAACTAAATTAGGAGCAAAAATAAATATTTTATATGATAGATTGCATAATAGATTACTCGGAAACGGCTCATCTCAAAACAGCAAATCTCAATATGTAGGAAAAACAAACTTAGCAGCTGCCAATTCAAATAATAGAATAAATATTCAAGAAACCCATCAAAATAGTAGAGCAGATCAATTAGACAATACAATGATTCCACCGCCAACTGGTCAAATGAATCAACAAAATACAGTTTCATTAATAGATAATTTACCAAATTTTGTAAATAATAATCAACAAAATAACATTCCAAATGGCGTAATGCAAAATGTATTTGATTCAAATGAACCATTGGCAGCAAATGACCTTTTAGGCGGTTCAATGTTTTAAATAGAAAATTATTTATATTTAGTTAAAAATAAATAATTTTTTTAGAATTATTAAACTTAATCTTATACTCGGTTGGTATTTTAATTTAATTGTCCTCAAATAATGAGCCCATCTTTAAATTTAGTTTGGGACGGGGGCACTTGCCTAGTTGCGTGCTGCCACCGCCGCATCCCTCGCCGCCACCCTCCTCGCCGCCCTCGCCCCCACCGTCGCCGCCACCTCATCTTCGCGCCGCGATCGTTGGACCCTCTGGATTCTACGAGCCGCCCTCTCCGCCTCCGCCCTCTCCTTCGCCGCCGCCCGCGCGGAACGGCTGGGGTCATTTTTTTTTAGGTACTTTTCTGCATCAAGCTGGGCTAGATCGTAGCGCTCCTTTTCGGAGAGATTGCGCACGACACCTCTCGGGTCGAGACTCTGCGCAACTTTCGACATCGCCATCCTGGGTGTCTTTAAGTATTTCGGTGCCGCGGGCGCTGGAGGAGGAGCATTGTCCTCAGCAATTGCTATGGCTCGATCCAGCTTGCTAGGGAGGTTGTAGGTTTTATCGCCAACATTCACTTGGTTAGCCCCTTCTCCCTTGCCATCCCCGTCTCTTAAATCCATAAATTTTTGTTTATATTTTTTTTCAGCATCGGCCTTAAATATAACGTTGATAATTGTATTAATAACATTTCTTTGGGCCTTAAAAAATTTCATGTTTGTTTGAAAAAACTGCGGGCCAGCCCCAGTCTGTATTAAAGAAAGCATTAGAATAAAAGGCAAAAAAAGGAATGTATTTAATGCTTCTTTGATATATCCAATTGCTTTATCAAATGAGCTTTGATTTTGCATATTTTTTGGATCGCGTGGATCATTGGGATCACAATATTCTTGATTATTCTCTCCTGCTAATTGTCTTTCAAATATTTTTTCAATAAAAGAAGAGATACTATCGGTAACAAACGTAAAAATTATAAACGATAAGAACGCAACAAATAATAATTTAAAATTATTAACCATTTTGAGTTTCGGTGGTATATGTCGTCGTAAAAAGCGAAACATTGGTCTGGTAATCATTATTTGCAATATTGGAAATGCAATTGATAAAGCAAATAGTATAAACATAGTAATATGTGCAGATTTATGTACAATTCTATCCAGTGCATTCCGGCCATCAGTGTCATCACGTTCACCATCAGCCGCGCAAAATTTTTTATAATATACAGTGAGAAATCCAACTCCTATCATAAGCGTTAATGATAAAAAAATAAATGGTATTAATTTAAGAAAAACTTGAGTAATTACTATTAAAAAATCAAAACCCCTGGCTCTTATAAATACATTATTAGTATGATATGTTTGGAAAAAAATAATAACACACGCGATGAGCATAATTATTGTAATAATTATTTTTAGAATACCAATAATTATAAGTATAAGATGTTTTAAACCATTGCCTAACCGATCATGTAACCACATCATAGGTGTCTTTTCAAAACCCGGAATCCACGAAACAAGATAAGCTAAATAATAATCAACAACAGAAATTATAACAACTATTAGTGCTATTCCATTCGCTAATGTTAATGCAATAGACATGCCATCTGCTATTTTGTTTGTTCTACTCTCTTTAAAAACGTTTGTAGAAACTTCAATAAACCTTTGAATAATATCGTCTGCTCTTTCTATTGATTTCCCAACTGTACTTAATTCACTTTGTTGAATTGCTGTGTCCAGACTCATATTAATTAATTATATATATATAAATAATTAATATATCTCATTTTTGATACAAATTATTAATCTATTATATTTTCATCTAAATTATTATTAGAAGTTAAAATTGCAGAATTACATATTTTTTTTATATCTTTGTCATTGATAGTATCTAATTCACAACCACATTCTTTGATTATTTTGGCAAAATAATCTTGTTTTTCCTCTTTTTCTTTAAAATCTGGATTATTGTCCATCCATTCTTTAACTAATTTAAAATGATTTTTATTTAAATTTTTTAATGCATCTTTTAGTTTATTTTTATTATTATCTTTATTCCAAATATTATTATCTCTAATGTACAAAGTTTCTTTTTTATTATCTGTGCAATGAAGAGGCCTTTCATAAATACTTAATTTATTCATATTTTCAATAAATATATTAGCAATTCCTCTATTATTGCCACCATTTTTTGTTAAATCTAAATTTTTTAAATTTAATTCTATTTTATTAATGAAATCATTAATATTGATTGCATCTTTACATTTCTCATTTAAAAAAATATTAATATTAACTTCTTGATTAACAGTATTATTGTATGTATTATTTATTGTATTATTACCAATTTTAGGTAAAATTTCACCCAGTTGTTTTTGTTGTTCTAATAATTGTTCTTGTTGTTTAACAAGCAAATCTTTAATATCTTTATTTTCAATTAAAAGTTTATTAATTTCATCGCTTGTAATATTATTACTAGATATATCATTTCTTAATTCTTCCATATTTTCAAAATTATTAACAGCAAAACATTTTTTTTTATGATTATATAAGCTTTGCTTATGTTTATATATTTTTCCACAATCACAAATGAAATCTGATGTGGCGTTTTTTGGCGTTTTTTGGTAAGTATCGGTAAGTATTTTATGTTTACGTGTTAATAAATGTCTATCAAATTCACTTTGTTTGCTGCATTCAAAGTTGCATTTTTCACAAAAAAAATTTTGGCGTTTTTTGGCGTTTTTTTGGTAAGTCATCGGTAAGTATTTTATTTTATACAATATTTTATTTTTTAATATTTTTTTAAAAATAAATTTTTCTATTTTTTTTGAGAATTTTTTTTATTACGGTTTTTCATAACAAAATTAAAAAAATGAAAAATACACTTTTAAAAAAATAAAAAAATTATTTATTAAAAAATTTCAAAAATTTCAAAAAAAAAAGTTAAATTTTCATATATTTTAAATTTTTTTTTTTTTTATTTTTTTTTCATATTTTTATGTTGTTGTTTTTTTCTTATCATTTATGCTAATACAACAAAAAAACCCAAAAAATCACTTTTTAAAAAAGTGAAAATATAAAGTTTAATCATTATTTAAAAAATAATGAATTATAGAGATCCATAACATAAAAGAAACATAATTTTCAATACCTAAATGGGATTCATAATATTGTTGTAAAATTGAAATTTGTCTTAGTTCAATTTCAGTTATTGGTGATCTTTGTAAACATTCAATAATAGTATAAATAATATCATCACTTGTTAAATTTTTATTAAAAAATGATATAGTTTTAAAAATTTTTATAATATCGTTTATATTTTTAATATTAGATATACATCGCCTTATGTATATTAGATATAATTCATATAATAAATTATTATTGTAATGGTTATTATAATAAAATATAGAATATAAATTTTTATACATAATTTTTTATATAATTATATAAAAATATTTTTTATTAATAGAAAAAATTATTTTAAAGTGGTATTGTATATAAAATGAGTCGAAAAATTTCATATAAAGAAATCTTTTATTATTCAATCAATATAACATTTTTATTATATGTTTTAGTTATCTTGGGAATAACACAATTCGCGCCAAAATATTTAGTTTTTTTTAGAGAATTTTTAAAATTATTTATTGGGTTTTTATTGGTTATTTTTTATAATCCATTTATAAAATTTCATAAAAAAATAGATATTACTGATAGAAAAATATTTTTTAGTAGTGGTTTATTGCTTATTCTTTCATCTGTATTTTATACTTATATTGAAAATAAATTTTATCAGGTAACGGGTAATTTGTTAAATACAAATAATATTTTTTCCTTATAATTTTTTAGTAAAATTTTTTTTGGTTTGTTTATTTTTTTTTGTAAAAATATTTTTGTTTGCAAATTTTTTTATTATTTTTATGATGTTATCTGTTAATATAGTTTCTATTTTTTTTTCTATTAATGTTTTATTAATAAACTCAAGATTATATTTTTTTGTATTTTGAATAACAAAATCATGAAAATCATTATAATTTTTATTATTAAATAATTTTAAATTGGAAATATAAAATTTTTTAATTAATGTTTCAAATTTAACATTATAATTATACGGTTTCAAATTAATATATAATACATTATCATTTAGCATATTTTCATGAAGTTTATCATCAAAAAAACATATATTTGTATTTTTAGATAATTCTGTACATTTTATAAAATCATTAAATGTTTTATCATATGTAGTTCTGCATGGCTCGCAAATTTTATTATCTATTTTGTAATTTCTAATTATTTGATCGATTAATTTATAATTTAGTTTATGGTGTATATAATCTTTTATTATTTCTATCCAAAAGAATTCCGCATTATTGTTTGAGTATATAATTACTTTGCTACATGATTTAATTTTTTTTTTATTTTTTATTGTATTAAAAATTTTAAATATATTTGGTCTAAAGAATAATTCATTATCGTCAAGTATAGAATAAAAATGTTTTTTTTCTATATTATTATTGAAAAATAATTTTATTAACATCCAAAATGTATATAATTGTGAAAATGATCCAAGTGTCTCATCAAAATCAAATACCAGTACATTTTTTTGCATATTTATTAAATATAAATATAAAAATTATAAAATAAATTTTTAAATTATACTATTTAATGAAATTAAATAGAAATGATTATTTAGATATATTAAATTATTATAAAATACATATTGATAAAAATATTAAAACAAATGTTTTAAAAAAAAAAGTGGAAGAAATAATAGCAAACAAATTATGTAGTTGCATAAAAAAAGTTAATAACAGAATATTATATGAAGATTACAGTATTGCTATTTGTAATAATAGTGTAATTAAAAAAAAAAATTTAAAAATATATGGTTTTAATTGCAAAAAAAAAAAGACATTAAAAAAAAAGAATAATGTAGGATTATTGAAAACAAATAAAACGCTCACTATTAAAGGTAAACAAACTAGAAAAAAACTTATTTATTAATATAATTTAGTGCTTTAAGAATTAATAGTTCATCAGAGCTTAATTTTTTAAAAATCAAATGTTTATGATAATAAATTCTAAAATAATTATTATTGAATGTTTTCAATGTAATATTTATACCATTATCATTTGCATTAATATTACAAATTATATAATTACATGATAATTTAAATTTTTCTGGATTTTCAATATTTATATATTTTATAGTGTGACCTATTTTTATTTCATTTATATTTGATATGTATATATAATCTTTTAATTTTTTATTAAACAATTTAAGATGTGAAGCATCTAAATATAATGTTTGTAATATATTATTTATATTGTTTTTTATACTACTTTTATTAGTATCTATTACATTTACATTACCTTCATCTTCCAATGCTTTTACTAATTTATCTATATTCATAAATAATTAATTGATATATATTAATTAATTATTTAATTATTTATATTTTTTTTATACATTTAAAAGTTTTATCATTACTTCTTACTTTATTTGGAGGGCACTTTTTATTACATCTTTTAGTATATGGATTGTAATCCTTGTTTAAGCTTTCACAAACTTGTTTTTTTTTATTATTTTTTGATGTTTTATTTGATACACATTTAAATTGTTCATTGTGAATATAACCATCTTTGCATTTTTTCAAACATCTAAGGGTTTTTGTATTTAATATTGGTTTTTCATCTGGACATTTTTTAATATTATTATTATTATTATTATTATTATTATTATTATTAAAATAAAAATCTAATATTTTTTTATACTTACTAATTAAATAATTTAAATCATTATATCTTTTTGCAATTTCTTTATCGTTATAATATTTTAATAATTTTGTTATGTTTGAAATAAATTTTTTATAATTTATAGTTAAAAAATAATAAGGAGGATTTTGTTTAAAATATTTAAATAATGATTCTAAAGCTAAAGTTAAACAATAGCTGTCGTATGTATCCAAGTATTTATTTATAAAGCTGTCATATGTCATATTTTTAGAATATTTTTCACATTTTGTGAGATCTGTAAACATTTTTTTATTTACACAACTATTTTCTGGTGGAAAATATGACCAGGAAACAGCTAAGCGCTCATTTGAACTATCTGCTTTTTTTTTTAATTTATCTGATTTAATTGATAATCCAAAGTCTATAAATTTACTTAATTTAGTTGTTTTATTATATACTATATTTTGTAATTTAATATCTCGATGTATTATTTTTTTTTCTCTAAAAAATTTCAAACCTTCAAATAAATTTATAAATGAATAAAAAAAATCTTTTATATTCTCTTCGCCATCAATTTTTTTAATAATCAAAGATAAATCTTCTCCGCCATCTTCTAATAACAGCATAGAAAGAGTTTTTTGATAATTACTATTATTCAAACGAATAGTAATTCTTTCATTTTTACATGTTTTTGCAGTATTTATAAACGTTTTATCTATTTTTGGTTTACATATTTCAGGATTAACTATAGCATATTTCTTTAAATCTTTGATGTTAGATATGTTATTGTTTTCTTTTAATTCAGATAATGCATCTTCTTCAACCATAATTTTAGATACTTTATTAGTATAATCTTGATCACTGTCACATTTTAAACTTGGTTTAACCACACAACCATAAGTACCTTCTCCAATTACTTTAAATTTTTTAGACATTATATATAAATGTATAAAATAATTATACCTTCTTATTAGTATTATTTGCATTATATATTAATAAACTACGCGCACTTGCATCTTTTGCATTAACAAATTTTGGCATCCAATAATAAGGAATAAGATGATCACATTTATTATAATGTTTATTAAATAAAAATCTATAGTAACATTTTTCTAAAGTATCAGGTAGATTTATATTTTTATTATTAGCAAAAGCAATATTTTTATATTCTTGTTGTAATTCAAATAGTTTTTCTTTTAAATGAATATCATTATTACAAATATTATTAATTTTTTCATTAATTATTTCATACCATGATTTATTTAAACTACTTACACCATCGCTAAATGCTTCTTTTGTTCTCCAAAGAATTTTTTCTGGTAATAATTCTGGATTTACAATAGAGAATGATTTTCTAATTAAATATTTTTCACAATTATTTTTAGTTACATTGAAACGTATTTTTCTATCAATAGTTAAATAATATTCAACCCATTCTCTATCTAAAAATGGAGTTCTTGGCTCTAAACCATTTGAAGAAATAGATTTATCGCTTCTTAATACATCAAATATATGAATATCCGTTAATAATCGCCGGCATTCTTTATCAAACGCGTATTCATTTGGAGAATTTTTAAAATATAAGTAGCCACCCATTAATTCATCTGCACCATCACCATTAAAAATAACTTTACAATTTGTCATTTCACTAATATATTTTGCTATTAAATAATTTCCAACACTAGCTCTAACTGTCGTAGTATCATATGATTCTATTTTATGAATAACTTCTGGAATTGCATTAAAAAAATCATCTTCGCTTAAAATAACTTCATGATGATCACTATCTATATGTTGTGCTACAATTTTAGCATATTTTAAATCTTCAGATCCAGGTAAGCCAATGCTAAATGTTTTCAGTTTTTCTGTTTGATTATCTGCCTGTTTTAATTCATTTGATACTAATGCGGCAATTAAACTACTATCTAATCCACCCGATAATAGACATGCAATTGGTCTATCGGTTGTTCCAACAACTCTTTTTTTAACTGCATTTTTAATTTTGCTAACAATATTAGGCGCTATATTATGTAATTTTTCATGATGAAAGTCGTTATATAAAGTATTCGTAAAAGGCATAGTAGCATATTTTTTAAATTCGAGTGAAATATTTGTTTGAATATTTGATATAATTAAATATGTAGATGGTAAAAATGTTTTAATAGTAGTTTTATTTTTTGGAAGATCATAAATTGATTTTAATTCACTGGAAAACCCATAAATATTATCTTCATCAAAATAATATAATGGTCTTATACCATAAGGATCTCTAGCAATAAATACTGTATCACTATCTTTATCATATAATACAAAAGAAAAAACACCATCTAATAAATGTAAAGTATATTCAATACCATATAATTTATAAATATGAATAATAATTTCACAATCAGAATCAGTATTTAGATGTATATTATTATCTTGTGCTAGTTTTTTAAAATTATAAATTTCTCCATTACAAATTAAAAGACAATTTTTCATAAAAAACGGTTGATTAGATTCTTCATTAATTCCATTTATTGCTAGTCTATGAAAACCAATAAAAAAATTATTAATTTCTTTTGTAATTGAATGTTCCGGACCTCTATTTTTTCCCTGTTCAAAAGATTTATAAATTTTTTCTCTATTAATAGTTTTATGATTAATTAGAGCAAAAATGCCACACATTTAAATATTATTGTTATCGTATCTTTAACTTTTTTTAAATAATATTTAAATCTTTAAAGATTTAATATATTTATTTAATAAATATAAAAATTAATAATTAAAAATATAAATTAGTTAATAATTAAAATATAAGATAATTTATATATTATTTAATACAATGAAAAATAGTATTACATTTAATAATTTAGATAATACAATGAATGATAGAATTTATGAAAGAAATATACCTTCAAATAATTTAGAGCCAAATTTTTCATCAATAGGATTATCAACTAGATATACAAAATTTTTAGTAGATAACACTAATAAATATAATAATATAAAATCAGATTTTCAAAGTTATAACACAAATAAAACTTTTTTCCCAGGAACATCAAAGCCACATTTTAGCGGATTTAGTAGTCAAGTAGATAATGAATCTGTTTTAAGAAATCAAATTTATCCTTTAATAAAATCAGATTTACATGTATGGGCTCCAGATTCGACAAGTATGTTATATAACAAAACTGAAAATATAAATAATAAAAGCGAATCTTTATTATTTAATGAAGAAACATTTAATGAATTTAATCCAAATCTTAATAATAAAATTGGTAGTGATTTTTTTTATAATTCTACAAGGGTTCAATTAAAAAATTTATAAATAAAATTGACTTAAATATATATAAAATTTTTTAATATTAAAAAATGTTTAATATTAAAATACTCGATAAAAATTTAATTAAAATTTTCAATAATTTCATAAAACCACAATAATCTACATATCTATTAGGAAGATGGTGTCATATAAACATTCCAAATTGTAATGATTCTGTAATATTAAGAAAAATAGATTTTGCAAATAGCGATAATAATTTATGTAATAAATTAAATGAAAAAATAGAATTAGATGAAATTAAAAAAGTATAATGTTAATTTAAAAATGAATAATAATTTATTAAAAATTAATAAGAACGATATAAATTTAGTAAATGAAAGATTTATAAATAAACAATATTTTCAAGAAAATGAGATAAATAATTTAAAAAATGATTTTATAAAATATAAAAGTGAAATTAAAGAAGTTATAAATAAACTTTATAAAAGTTATTCTGATATTTCGAATAATATAGAATGTAATGAAAATGAAGAAAAATATATTTTTTACTTTAATATGTTTATAAAAAAAATTATATTAAATATCAAACTTGATAAAAAAAATGATTATATACAAAATGAGTTACTAGACTATTCAAATAATTCACTTAATACATGTGAGAATATTATTTTAGATAATTCTAATAATTTTATAAATGACCTAGATAAACGCGTTTTTTTATTTAAAAGTACAAAAGGAAATAAAATGGATGAATATTTAAATATAAGTAAAAAAACAAATAAAATATTACCAAAAAAATATAATAATTAAAAGTTTATGGTTAATTTATAATATTTTAAAATATATAATGAAAACATATGCTAAAAAAAAAATAAATACAAAAAAAACACGTAAAAAATTTAATTATTTAAAATGCGCACCACTTCAAAAAAAAATGGTAGATTCAAGATTAAAAGATAAAACATGTTACAGTAATAAAACTCTTTTTATGTTAAGAGATGAATATAATAAAAAAAAAGAAAATAAAAAAATAAGTTCTAATGATCCATATATTATATGGAATTTGTTAAAAAAATATAATACTGAATGTTTAAATGAAAAATGTTGGATTAAAAATGAAAAATTTAATAAACTTGAATATTTTAGACCAAAATCACCAAAAACATGGATAAATAACCCATATACATGGCTAGACAGTAATGATATAATAAAAGTAATGAATCAATATGAAAAAAAATATAAGGATTTTAAATTTATAGGGCCATCACCAATCGATTTTGATGATAAAAAAATGTTTGGAGAATGTATATGGGAAGAATTATGTAATTTTAATTTAATTGATATGATTAAAAAAAAAATATATAAATTAGGTATAATTTTAAATTTAGATCCGCATTACAAAGGAGGATCACATTGGGTGGCAATATTTATAGATGTAAAAAATAAATTTATTTTTTATTTTGATAGTAATGGAAAAAGACCAAATTTGAGGATTAAAAATTTTATTAAAAGAGTAAAAGAACAAGGAAAAAATTATAAATTAAAATACTATGATAATTTTAATTTTGTACATCAAAAAAAGGACGGTCAATGTGGAATGTATTGTTTGTATATTATTATAAAATTATTGAGACAAGAAAAAAAGCCATTAGAATTAAAAAATATAAGAATTTCGGATGAAGAAATGAGAGATTATAGAAAAATTTATTTTAATTCGTAAATATATTATTATAATAATTATTTTAATATAATAATATGAATAAAATAACTAATATAAAAAATAAAGAACTATTATGGAATATATTATTTAATAATAATTATTTTAAAGGAATATCAAATGATAAATTAGATAATGTAAAACAGTTATTTGAAGATAGTATTATGCAAATTTCAA